CTCCGCCTTCCGAACCGAAGATTCCAGTATATGTTTGGCGGACATCAGATAACTGCTTAAAAAAAAAGCCGACAACGGTTGGACGATTGTCATTGGTGCTTGGAGCATTGCCTCCGATGTTTCCTTGTGTTTCTCAGGGTCGTACTTTCCCTTCTTCCATCCATACCATGTTTTTTTCTTCGGAACAAGGAACACCGCCATAACCTCGTGGAGCTGGTCTATCACTTTGTCCGGGTCTTTCATCAGGTGCATAAGCGTAATGTACTGCCCTCCGTTAAGGTTGTAAACGTCTGTGATAACATCGTATCTAACGCCTCCAAATTCCACCGCCTTCTGTACCCCTCCTACAAGTTGCTCAGTTAAGAAAGAAAGCGTATGCATACACTTGGCGTATGTCTTTAAAGAGTATGTTTCAATCTCGTCAACTGGAACGCCTGACATTATCGAAATGATAGCCACGTTGGTCGGGTACTCTTCCCCTTTCTCCGCGAGGATTCTTTGGAGTGCTTGGAACTGCTCAACAGTTACACCCGCCCAGCTATTTGGTAACTCAATCTTCATTCTTTATCTGTTCTATTTTCTTGATTGCCCAGTTGATTCCTTCGTCTCCACCCCAAGCTAACCACATCAAACGACCGCATCCTTCGCCCAGCTTTCTGTTAGAGTTGCGCTTGTGTCTAATGAATGCCGCCATCCTTTCAATCGTTTCCAAACTCAAAGGGTTTCCTTTGCTGAGGTCGTTGGCTCTGCGCTTCCCGATGGCAGTTCCACAACTTCCCCATCCGTTCTTCTCCGCCCATCTTAGTGCGGCTTTGGCGTTCTCTCGTGCGGCTTTCGGGTAGTCGGTGTATGACTCTTGCATCCGCCATATCTTATTTAGTCGTTCAAGCATTTCAGTAATAAATAGCGAATTTACACTTTTGTGTCTGAGTAAAAAAAGCCAGTTGGCACTTGGCACAAGTGGCATTAGTGGCATTAACGAATAGTGTACTTGCCCGCGTTCGCCTTCAGCTTCTCCATTGCTACGTACCTCAGAGCATCGAGAGCGTGGTTGTTGTCATCCTCAGGTTGGTTGGTTACTTGGTTGGTTTTGTAATCTCTCTTCCAAGCGTAGTTCCTGAGTTCTCGGATGATGTTAACCGAGTCTTGATGAACCATTATTTGAACGCTCTTCAGCTTGTCGATGCCTGACCTCACCGAGTCCTGACCTTTGGCAACTGGTCGGATTCTGAAACCAGCCCTTCGGATTTCCTCGATGCTCTTTGGTTCTGCGGAGTCGGCTATGATTTCATCACTTCGCTGAAGCCCGCATTTCTTCGCAATGTCTGCGTTCGTTAACCCGGACTCGTAAAGCACCTCCTTAACCCACAGCTTGCCTTCTTGATAAAGTACCTCCACGAGTGCAGTAGGGTCGTTGGTAAACCCGAAGTCTAAACCGTATGCTTTCCACTTGTAACCCGTTGGGAACTCTTTGGTTTCTTGCCAGTTCTCGTAGATGGCTCCTTCTCTTCTTGACCTCTGACCTAAACCGTAAACCTTCCACTTGTATTCATCAGCCGTTCCTCGTGATACGTTAAAAGGTGTAGGCTCGTAGCTGTTGATTTTGTCGCGTATGTGCTGGTCTAAGAATGTATTGTCCAGCATCGTAGAGTGAATCAGCACCACATCGTCCCGTTTCAGAACATTGTCGTAAATCCAATGCTCATCTGTTGACGGGTTGTAGTCAAGAATCCACTTCCCTTTGCATCTCTGCTCTAATTGGTCGAAGTCGTCCTTGCTGGTTTCTATTGCCTCGTTGAGCCAAAAGTAATCGGTTTCGATACCGTGCAGCTTCTGACTGTCGTCAAGCCCGTAGAACTCAAACGTAGAGCCGTGAGCGGAGTAGATTAAATCGGTCTTGTTAAACGCCTCATCTTCCCATACCTCAAGGCTTTGGAGTACCTTCTTGAATGTGTCGAGTACGGTCGGCTTAATCCACGTCCTCCTAAACCTCGCAATTGCAATCCTCTTCGGTTCTTGTAGTCCTGTAAGGTAGATTGCTTGGCAGATGCTCCACGTCTTGGAACTACGTGAGCCACCCTCAAGCACAATTCCCCGAATGGATTTATCATTAAGGGCTTGCCACAGGTCATCAAATACGCCAGTTCCTTCAATTTTCACGTCAGTTTATTGGTTGACTTTTTGCTCGGTTTCGTCAGTCTAAGGCTCAACATCTTTCGACCTTGCCGATTCTTGCTGTGGCTTGCCGCACACTTGGCATTTCTTACCACCTTTCAAGTAGTCCTTTCGCCATACGTGAGCATTGCAACGTCTCTTCTGTATTGCTATGTAAGCACTATGCGCGGTCATCGGTATCGGATACATTCGGTCTCCTTATTATAATCTCCACTTTGTCGGGCTTTCCACCGTTGACAGTCTGCTCAACCTCCTCTTTCGGCTTGCCGTATACCCTGTCAAAGAGAACATCGAGAATATGAATACTTCCCTTCTCGTAGTCCCTCTGCGCTTTCTTCGCTATTAGAGCAATCCAAAACGGCAACTGGTCGTTCTTTGCCAATTCCACCAACTCTGACCGGGACTTGCCCAGTACGTTCTTAATGATGTCTTGCACCTGACCCTTCGATAGCTTGACGTTATGCTCATCAAGGAAGTGTTCCTTTAGCAGAGTTTCCACGTTCTTCGGTCTGCCTTTCGGGTTTCCGCTCTGTCCTTTGACCCACTTTTTCAAGTTCTCAGGTGTTCCGCCTTCGTTCATTGTTCAATCGCTGTTTTAACGTACTCCTTTCCGTTTATCTTAACGCTCAAAGTCGGGTCGAGTTTCGTCATTCTGTCTATTATAACTTGGCAGTATTTCGGGTCGAGTTCCATTCCGTAGCACTTGCGCTTTAGTTGGTGTGCGGCTACCATAGTAGTGCCAGAACCTAAAAAAGAATCATATATAATTGATTGTTGATGACTCAGATTTGACAAGTAATGACTCGCAAGTGGTATCGGAAATGTTGCTCCGTGAGCACCTTCAGTATGAGAGTTGTTTCCTACCGCTGAGGTATATACATTACTCATCTTGCCTCTTTCAAAGTTTGCAGTTCGAATACTTCTTTTAGGGTTTGACTCGCTATCAAATAAATAAACAAATTCAAAAGCACTACTTACAACTTTATCCGCCATCGCAGGAGCAGGATTTGTTTTGTTCCAAATAAGAACATCAATAAAATTATTTTTAAAATGATTCAACCATTCTATTATAGAAACTTTATTGTTTGCTAACGATTGTATATTGATTGCTTGAACATCTGAATATATCATAGATGTAGAATGAAAGTCTTTTAATAGACCTAAATAATCTTCTTCGGTTTGGTCATCTTCATATACATCATAAGCATTATCCTTGCCTTTAAAAGCACCATTTCTAAGACCAACACTTTTCCCTAAGTTGTATGGAGGAGATGTGAAAAGAAGTTCAGCCTTCTCTCCATTCATCAACCTTGCCACTGCATCGCTATCCGTACTATCTCCACAAAGCAACCGATGCTCTCCTATCTCGATAAGGTCGCCAAGCACAACGTCTGTCTTTAGTTCTTCGGGGACTTCGTAATCGTCCTCTTCGGCTTCAAGTTCTTCTGCTTTCCAATTGTCGGGAGTGTCAAGTCCCCATTCGTTCAACTCTTCAGCATCCCAAGTATTCGCCAACTCGTCCCAGTCCCATTCTCCGAAGCCTACGTTATCTTTGATGATGAACTCGCGCTGTTTTTCTTCTGACCAATCGACTACCTCAACCCATACTTTGTCGAGTCCAGCTTCTTGCATTGCCTTTAGCCGCATATTGCCACCCAAGACCACCATCTCTTTGTTGACCACTATCGGACGGACTGGCATCATTTCGGGAAACTCCTTAATAGACTGAACCAACTTCTTAAACTTCTCGTCCTTGATGTAACGCGGGTTGTCCGAGTTGGGTCTAACTTTACTTATCGGTAAACTTTCCATTCTTGTAGTTTGAAAGTGCTTCTTGTTGTGTTGCTCCTACGGCTTTCTTGCATGGTTTGCCATTCCAGTAATCGTCTGCGGCATCTCGATGAAAACAATACCACTTCATTTGGTAGGTGTTTTGGGTTATGTAAAGCCCGTAGTTCTCATGTTTCTCGTTTTGCCTCATCTAACCTTCTTTTGATTTCGATTGCGACCCCCGCTTTCTCCGCTTCCTTTTTTGTGGGGTAGATGCAGTCGCCTTGTCCCCACCTCCATTTTCCGTTAGGGCATTTTCTTGCTGGCATTGGTAAAAGTTTAATAGTGCAACACTCATTAACTGAGGAGTTCGTCCACAAGTGAAACAGACCTTCGCTTTCGGGTCGATGTATGACCACGCTTCTTGGTAGAGCTTCTGCTCTTCTCGTGTTATTCGTCCCGAGTAACGCCCCTGTCCCATCATTGTTATTTGGTCGAGCCTCTCGGCTATAAATAGCAAAACTTCGTTTTTGTCCATGCTTAGAATTTTAGCCCAGTCCGGGTCTTGTTTCAAGTAATCGGTTATAGTTCGAACCTCCACATCAAACGTTCAAATAATACACTCAGCAAAGGAACGTAAAGAAGTGCCTCAGGAGTATGGAAGCAGCACATCGCAAACCCGAACCAAAACGACATACACAGCCGACAGTCCAAAGGTTTAAACGAATAGCTTTCGTCCATCCCTATCCACTTTTTTAGAAGTAGGTCAATCGCGAGTACCTCAATCCAAAGGTAAGCGGCAACGCTCGCGGATAATGCGCTCAAGATGTATAGCATAGTAGTTATCTCTAAGTTGTTCAAGTGCTTTATTAACTGTGTTTCCGATTGACTTGTAGGGTATATCTACCTTCTTGCCGACCTTTCGATAGCTGCCTTCTTCCAGCCATAACTTCAGAACCTCCTTGTCGTACCAATGCAGTTCCTCGATTAGAATCTC